TTAATTTATATAAAGTATTGCCTCCGCTTCTCTTCGGCGGATCAACCCCTTCAATTTTCGTCCACCAGCCCACACCCAGCGTAAGAATTCTAGTGGTACATCTTCATGCTCCTCACGGTTAACTCTACGCCGGAGTGTGGAGCGCTGGAGAGCGCCACCGCCCAGATTGAAGGTGAATGATACCAGCGCATCAAACTGGCCATCCGTCAATGGTACGTTGATTAACCGCAGCACTGCATTTTCTGCGGCCAGCACGTCTTTAATAAGCAGCGCTTCGCCTGCACCTTCACTGATGCCATTTTCAAACATCTTATGCTCACCCTTGCGGATCAGGTGGCCGTAGCCGATCGTTGGCAGGCCAGCGGCATCTAAATAGATTTCCGGCTCAAATCCCTCAAATTGCTTGATGAGGTTGATACCATCTTTTGTGATGTGTCTCATTTTCCGCTCCTTACTTTACTCATGGCACGTTGGCCGAAGTAAAAGCTGATGATGCCTGCAAAGATCGCCTGATCTTCAACTGACCACAGCATGTCCATGTGCCAGGGCAGCGGATTGCCCAGATCGACCATGGCGAACTGCATGCATTTGATTGTGAAATAAAGAAGGAAGAAGGCATACGCCAAGACGGGCCGCACCGTGCCGTTCAGCGCATCCACCCACTTGATGCCAGAATAATAGGTTTTGTAGAGCGCCTTTGATTCAGCGATATCCGCCAGTGCGTTGATTTCTTCCAGCCGTTGCTGGTGTCCCTGCGCGGCCTGTTCCATCTGCAGACGCAGGATGGTCAGCTCGTGTTTGCGGTCAGCAGCATCGCGCCAGATCTTCAACAGGTCGGGAAATGCCGCGCTGATGAAGCCAATAAGTGATCCGAGTAATGTAACCATGATTAGATGCCTCCGTTAATGATTGTTAATTTGATGATGATTCCGATGAGGCCGGTGACGATCATGGTTCCCCACCACCAGATGATCTTCTCAAGACGAGCAAGGCGGCGTTCCAGCGACTTGTAACGCTCCTGGCAAACGGCCACATGCATCGGCAGGCTGGTGTTTTCACTATGTGTTTGTTTCTCTGCCATGGTTTTCTCCGGACATAAAAAAACCCGCTCGAAGGCGGGTCATTGGTTGGTTGTTTTGTTGAAATCAGTTGTGGCTGGCGATCCTAAAAAGCAGCATCATAAAGGCCGTGGCGATGCCACCGGCCAGCAGACAGTACCAGCCGATTCCCCAGATGAGCAGTCCGCTCATGATCATGCAGGCAACGATGAATAGTGTTTCCATAGGTTTCTCCTTACCAATTCCATGGGCCGTGTGGCTTGAGGTATTGCACATTGATCCTGACAACCCCTGTGCTGAAAGAACCGCTATCCGGCGTGAGCAAGACCGGCGTGTCGCTGTAATAGGTCACCGGATGGTAGCTCATGCCGGTATTGGTCGAATCCTGTCCTTTGCCGATGCCGTTGCCATAGCGAGACGTGTCGCCGGATACACCTACGCCAAAGGTTGTCACTGTGCCGGTGATTGCAGTAATCACCCGCGTATTGACAGCCAGCACGCTAGAGCGATCCGGAATGTTGGTGGTGGTATTGGTGGCGACGCTGAGATCAACATCCTCCTGCCAGCTTTCCACTCGCAGATATTCCCCGGTGTCCTTCATGATCAGGCCGAATGGCACCCAGCTGGAGCCATCGTAAGCCATGCGGGTATCCAGCGATTCCACCACCGCATCCATCCACTTGAATGGGGCATAGAACACCCAGCCACCGGTGAGATATTGCGCCAGCTCATTTTCATGGCTGGTGAAATCCCCGCTGGGGCTGGTGCCGACGATGTATAAGTCGCCCACGGTGGGGCTGCCCGGTGGTGCATCCGCAATGTCGGCTACCACCGGTGTCACGAATGCATCGAGGCGGTTCAGCGCCTCATTATGCGTTACTTCTTTTTGAGCCTGCGCCGTGACAATATACGGCAGGCCCAACCTTCCGGTCTGGGACATGGTTTTCTCCTTTGTTAATGATTAGATGCTGGCTTCCGCCGCGTAGCCACGACCCACCACCGCAGAAAGCTGGTAGATGTTCACATCCACGCTGCTTTGTGCCGATCCGAAATCCGTGATTTGATCGGCGGCGCTGTAGCTGGTCGTGGCGCTGGTGACTTCAATGGTTCGCACCACATTGCCGCCATCGAGGATATCCACCTCATAGGCTTCACTTTCCTCACCGAGCGGAATGCCCACGCCATCACGCCATTCGGCATCGACGCGGGAGCGGCGTATCCAGTCGATCGTGAGATCTCCGGAGCCGTTGCGCGTGCCTTTCACATGCACCGGCGAAAACGGTTTCAGATTGCGTCCGGTGTAGGTGAAAGCCTCTTCATCCGTGGTGGAGAGAGTGTTGCCCACGCTGACCGCTTTATAATACAGCTCACGGCCAATAAGATTATTGGCGATTGCCGTGGTATAAAGCGCAGGAGTGATCAGCACAAATCGATCACCGGCAGCATGGCCATCAATAGCCCATTCCGTTCCCTGGCGGCCACGCAGCAGCTTGGTGAGCTTATAGGTGCTTTCGCCGATCAGCTGGGCGTTCTGGAATTGCACCAGCTCATCACCAATCAATGCAGCGTTAGCGCCATTCAGCACCGCCAGCTCGTTCACTGAAGCCAGAGAACCAGAGGTAAGAATCACTTCCACCTCATTGACGGTATCCCAGGTCTCAAACGGGCCTGCAGGCAGATTAGTGGTGATCGCCCCGAACGTGGCAGCACCATCCAACCCAGCCAGCAGCGTGAAGGTGTTACCACCTGCCTCGCCACCATCGTCAGAACGATAGACTGCCGATCCGTTCCAGTTCGGCCCATCTGCCGCCACGCCGATCCGCAGCAGTCCCTGATTGGGAACTGTATCGGTCGGCAATGGCGGTGCATCGATGAACTTCACAATTGTATCCGGCACCAGCGCCGGAGGCTGGAGGTTGGAGCTGGTTTCGCCAGGCGGAGTGTAAAAGTCGTAACTGCTGATATCTTCGGCCACAGCGTTGACTTTCATCACACCGTTGGCTTCCATATCGGTTTTTACCACCCGCATTTCATGCCCAACGCCATTCACCGTCACAGTGATGACATCGGTTGGCTCAATCCGGACATAGCGCGGCGGCAGCTTCAGCTGAAAGCTGGTGCGTTCCTTCCATGTGCCATACAAGGTGACATCGGCGATCTTTTTAGCCAGCGTTGCGCCCATCACAATCGGCAGATTCATCGTGACCTGATCAACGGCTCTCACTGTCTGGCGCTGCGAGGTTTGCGTCACCGGATCGTAATTAAAAGGCCGATCCAGATAGGTCACATTCACCCGTTGCGGCAGTTCCAGCTCTTGTGCGTAGTTGATCTCCAGAATATCCTGCACGCCTTTCTTATTGCTGGGGAGTAGATCATCCTCCGGCACGGCTTTGACCGATTCGTTGCCGCGTGGCACACATTTCAGAATGCCATCGCTTTCCACCACATCAAAGAAAAAGCCGGTGGTCAGGTATTCCAGCGCATTGCGTACCGTGATCGGGCGATCGATGATAAACCCTTCCACCGTATCAGTAAGCCGTGACACATCATAATCACTGCCGGAAAGTCCAGCCATCTGCAGAATTTCTGCCACGATCGCACCCAGCGTGGAATTGCCCAGCTTGCCTTGCACCCAATGGCCGGTAGCCCATAAAATGGAATCCTGCCACACGCCTTCCAGATCTGGCCAGAAGGAAAATGGCCGAGCATCCCACGTCCAGAGAAAGCGGCGTGGTACCAGATCGCTCTTGCCGGATTCCTGATTGCGTGCATCCAGATAATCCAGCGTGGCATTGAGCGCCTCGCGCTGTGCCTGAAAGTCGATGCGGCCTTTAGACCCACGAGGGTAAAAGCTCTCGCTGGAGGTCGGATCGTAAAACACATTCGGCTGATTGGCGCAGCCATCAACGCTGGGGAAGCCGAATTCGGTAAACCAGACCGGCTTCATCTTCGCTGTCCAGCTGGTACCACTCATATCCGGATTGGTATGCGTGCTATTCCACCAATGCTCCAGATTCTTCCAGGCATAGGTTGGATTGCCGCCATAGCTGGTTTGTCCGGTACGAGCGACCGAATCGGTGTAGTAATAGTCCCAGCCTTCGCCTTTTTCCCAATATTCCTGAATCAGCTCTTCGGTAATCTGAATTTGCGGCAGATCTTCGGTGATAGGAAAATAGCTGTCGATTCCTACAAAATCAATGTTGCTGGATGCCCAGAGCGGATCGAGGTTAAACCAGCCACCAGTGCTGTGATATTCACTCCAATCGGCAGCGTAGGTAATATCCGTGCTGCCGCCCATGATGCCTTTGACAGTGGCGGCCAGCGAAACCAACTGATTCACTGCCGGATAATTGCCTGGCGTATCAGTAAAGCCGGTCATGCCGATCAGCTCCGAGCCGATGACAAATGCATCCACCTTATTTTTCACCAGATTGGCGTAATGGGTGATAAAGGCATTATAGCCGTTGGTTTTGGTAAACCAGCTATTAGCATCGGTGGCATTGGCAGGCTCAATCCGGCCACGCCACGGTTTCGGTACGGGCGTGATCGTATCCACGAAAATCATCGGATACAGCATCACATTCAAGCCCTTGGACTTCAGGTGATCCACGATCTGCACCACCGTATGGTCGGAGGGTGTGCCGCCATAGGTCGGGGTTTCCGGATCAAACTTTAACACCACCTCGGCTGAAGCGCGGTTGATGCCTGCCACATTCCAATCCTGTGGCAATACCTGTGTGGTGCCCTGGAACTCCACTTTTGGGATAATCTCGCAATCTCCGGCATCAGTGCTGGTGGCAAACCATGTCACCACCACCGCCACCCATTCCAGATTTGGCAGCACATCGATTGCCTGATCTACAGCGACGATTGCATCGGCTACACCTTCATAATTATGCATGTTGATGAGTTTCTTATCGCCCGATGGTGTAAAGCCTCCGCCAACGGGGAAATAACCATCCTGCTTGGTCTGAATGCTGGTGCCATAGACCATTTCACCTGCGCCAGGAATGATGACAATATCGGTGATCTTGTCTTCCACGCTTGGTGTGAATTTCACTGACCGGCGCACTTCGAAGGTGAAGTTGGGAATCCGGTTGCCGTATTCGGCCAGCGGGAAATCCTCAATCACCACATAGGCCATGCCACGATAGGCCGGAATCGTACCAGCCGTGAGATATTTGGCCATGATATCATCAACCACCTGGTCTTCATCGCCCAGATGGACGTTGTACTTGCCCTGCGCTGCAGACAGCACATCTTCGGTTAATACCTTGCTGTCAGCCCACACACGGATCACTTCGTCGATCGGGCCTTCGCACACGGCGATTGCCAGCGTGCAAAAATACTCATAAGTCACGGTGGTCTGGCTGGTCGTGGTTTTCCCACCGCCACCACCTTTACCGCCACCGGAGCTGGTCTGCGTGGTGGTTTTCTCGGTTTTTACTTCCTTGATATCGGTCGACCAGATGACATTACCGGCCAGCCGCATCGTGCCATACACTTTCGGGATCATATTCCCGTAGGTGGAGGTCTGCGCTCTCAAATCGGCAAGACGTGGGCCTTCCTGCGTTGGCAATTGCACCCGCTGCGTGGTCGGGAAGAAGGTGCCAGCCGCCATAGCGCCCAGATTCGCGCCAAGGATAGCACCGGACGGGCCGCCCAGCACAAAGCCAACGACACCACCAGCAACAGGTAAAACAATATCAGCCATAGTTTTTACTTAATCGATTTGAGTTGTTTCTTTTTGAAACGATATACATGCGTCAGCATCTTCACCCACGTCATGGAGAGAGGCTGCTCGACCACCTGACCGGCGCTGGAGTTGCAGTGAATAATGCCAGGGCCATTGCCTGGATACTGCGACAGCAGCGCCACATGCTGCGGGTCTTTGAACGTTTTGAACAGCAGGACATCGCCCACCGCCATCTGTTCGATCGGAACTTGCCGGAGGTGCTTGCCAATGCTGCTCACCAGCCTGCCGCGCTCCGGATACATTGAGTAGTTGAATTCATCGGCATTGGTGAGCGCATTGCCTTCGCCATCCTGAAGGCCAAGCTCATCAATCACGCCAATTATCAGCCCAAGGCAATCACACCCACCTGGGCCGGAGGACGACTTCTTCAGCCGCCCTTGGTGATGATATTTTGTACCCAGCCAGGTGCGGGCCTGCGCCACTATTTCTTCAGGTTTGATGTAGGTCATTGCTCATTACCCATTGCGATTGGTTTTGTCTAAAGTGCCAGCCGTGGTGAGCAGCTTGTCAACGCCAGGTACATCCGGCTCACCGCGAAAGTTAATAATGTTGGAAAATTTGCTCTGGCAGGTTTCGCGGGTCTTATCGCAGCCAGCGATGATATCGAATCCGTCTCCGGCCTGAATGCTTTTACCCATTGGCAGCGCCAGCACCACCTGAGTGGAAGCGAACTCCTTCACCTCCATGCGGCGACCGGCGTTGTTGCCGGATGTCCAGACCACTTCGCCACCAGTGTACCATCCTGCGTCCTCTGTGAGGGCGCTCGCCTTGAAGGTCTGGTTATTAACCACCTCGCTGACGGTGGTGGAGACGGTAAACCCAGCCAGTGCCACCTTGCATTTGGAATCACCAAGGATGGCTCTGCAGGAAGGAGAAAATACATCACCGATGGTCTGTGATAGGTGCTGTGTCAGGCCGCGCACCTCTGCTTGAAACATCTGGCTGTTGAGCGTCACTTCACCCAGCCGCCCACGTTTGATGATCAGTTTGCCCTGTGACAGATCTTCGTAATTAACGACGAAAATCTCAATCTCGGCATAATCATACAGACCGGCCAGCAGATCTTCCTCGGTGATCTTCGAAGGGAAAACCTGACCTTCCACATCGAGGTTGTCCACCGACATATTGGATTTATTCTCCACCGTGGTGGGTGTAAATCCGGCGATAGAGTCGTAATCCAGGCTGTCTACGTTAAGCATTTCGTCATGATCGGTAAAGCCCATCTCGGTGGTATCCTCGCGGGTAATTTTCCAGCAAGTAGCCAGCGTCTGCAGCCCACCATCAAAGTGCGCCTCCAACTGTGGAGATATTACTCTCATATTCTTACCTCAATTAGTGGGATGCTGCTCCAGTTGCCTGCATCGAAGCTGTCCATCGAAACGGCCATCTCATCGGTGTCAAAGCGTACCGGCACATCAAATTCAAACTCGGCGGTGATCACTTCGCCCAAAGCCGGAGCCGAGCTGAAGGTCACAACGCCGGTGGTGGTGTCCACGCTCACGCCGCTGCTCTGCAGCACCGAGTCGACATAGATATCTACCGTGCCGGACACCGGCTTGGTGATGGTGCGGGAAACCGCCACGCTTCCGCTGGAGTAAATCTTCACCAGCTGGAACTCGGTGGTGCTGTCATCACCCACGCCGATCTGCACGCTTTCGGCCTTGTAATCGCTCCAATCTTTGAAGCGGAAGCCTACCGCCTTACCACGCCGCGCACGGAAAAAGGAAATCAGCGCCTGCCATTGCGTTTCGGTTTTTACACCAGAAGCGACATTGTATTTGGCACGCGCTTGACTCCATTTACTGTTACGCTGCTCATGGCCGGATACGGTTGACACCACATCGGTAAGAAACATCGGCCCACCCGTTGCGCCATAGGAGATATCGCTTGGGAATTGTACTTCTTCAAAACTCATAGATTCCTCCTTGCACGATCAATCGACCGCGCCATATCAGCCGCCAGTTGGCTTTGGCTCTGCCGGAAGCTCTGCACGTCCGGTGTCTGCACACTCATGTTAACGGTAATGGGTGAACCACCATTCGGTGCGATCTGCAGAGGATGCGAACCAGCAAATGCCAGCTCCGGCCCGTTTTCACCCACCACGCCGAATTGACCGGCTTTGAGCGTGCCACCATCGGCGAAGAAGCCACCAAATAGACTCGCAGCACTCGATATAAGACCGCCAAGCCCACTTCCACCACCGCCACCAGAGCCACCGAAGAGACCACCAATGCCATTGAATATCTGACCGATAATTCCACCTTCGCCGGTAATGCCCAAATCCTTCAGGGCAAATTGCAGCAGTTGGCGGTTAAGATCGGACAGGAAGCCTTTGGCAAAATCGCCGAAACTATCAAAGCGGCCACTGATGCCATCAAGCGCATCGGCCACTGTGCCTTCCATGGTTTTGCCTAAATCACCGAAACTATCGCTGATCACATCACCGGCTTTTTCCGAGGACTTTTTCAGCTTCTCCTGGGCTTGCTCCATGGCACGACCGAAGGTTTCCTGGTTGATATGGCCTTCCTTCAGCAGCTTGTTGAGCAGCTCCATTTCCTTGTTGTAGCGTTCCAGCGGCGTGCGCGTGGCTTCGATGATGCGCTGCGCCTCGCGCTGCAGCTTGCTAAATTTCTCCGTCTGCTTGTTGGTTTCCTCGGTTTTTTCTGGTGTTTCCGTTTCCTCGAACAGATCTCCCAGCGATGCATTTTTCTTTTGCCGTGCCTCATAAATTTTGAGTGTGGCATCCTGAATCTCTGCATCGATCGCGGCGTTGAATTCCCGCGCTTCTTCCAGCGCCTTATCAAAGGCATTACCCATTGCATCCAGCAGGCCGGTCTCCAGCGCATCGCGGGTATTTTCAAACGATACGCCACCCAGCGGGTCTTCAATGAAGGCAGCCAGGTCTTTGCCCAGCGCTTCAAACCGAGCGGATATTGTTTCGCCAAAAGCCTGGAACGCACGGCCCACACCTTTGAATACGGCAATAAAGAGATTACCGAACTTTATCACCTCGGCTATGATCGCCTTGAAACCCAACTTAAAAGGCTCAATCGAATTGGTGATCTGCTCGGCCAGCCATTTGACACCATCGGCGATCATCTGCAACAGATCGGTCAATCCGGCATCGCCGATCGCTTTTACCAGCTTGGAGAAGGCATCGCCCATGTTGGATAATGAAACATTGAGCGTATCGGCTTGCTCATCCATCGCACCAGCAAACTGCACATCACCTATAGAGCGTAGGAATTCTTCAATCTCCTTGGCATTTTTACCCACCGTGGTGCTCACGCCCTGGAAAGTGAAGGTAACCTGATCGCCTTGGGACTTGGCTTTAATACCAAATTCCTTCAGACGCTCAAACTCACCAGTGGCGGCATCTGCCACCGCCTCAATCATCTGATTAAGGCTTTTGCCCATCGCCACCGCCGTATTACCGTAGGAGGTCAATGCTTCCTCAGATGGATTCAGCCCCAGCGCCTTCAGCTTGATAAAGGCATCGGTCACTTCCTCCAACTGAAAGGGAGTGGTGGCCGCAAATTCCTGAATAAATCCAAACGCAACACTGGCTTTTTCAGCTGATCCTGTCACCGTCCGTAAAGAGGCTTCCAGCTTCTCAAACTTGGTGATGACATCCACCACCTGTTTGCCCACGAACGCGGTGGCCATTAAGCCGCCTAAACGACTGACGCCACGTCCGAGCTTGGAAAAACGCCGATCCATATTATCCACGCCCTGACCAATCTGGGCGAAGGTTTTCTGCGTTTTATTTACGGCACGGATGACAAATTCTGCACTACCGAATCTTGCCATGTTTTTTACTCAAGTTTTCTGATTGAAGTTCGAAAAAAGCGACCCATTCCATGAATTGCTGCGGTGACATGGCTTCAATCTCAGCCAAAGGCCGAGAAAGCCGCCATGCCAGCGCTAGTTGGTTTCTACGGGTTGGGTCGCGTCGGAGTTTCCCTTATGGGTCTCCATGTCGCCGAAGAAATGCTCCTCGATGCGCTCGGCGATACGGGAAACGACACGGTAGTCGGCTTCCTGCATCAGCTTGTCACGATCACTGAGACTAAAGAGGCGTTTGCCATCCTTATCCTTGGCTTTTACCACGATGATGTTGGCAGCCTGTTCGATGTTGCTGGCCTTTTTACTGGCGACCTTTTGCATCATATTGACTTCCGACATCGTCATCGGGAAAACGTGGATTTCCAGTGGGCCGGACTCATCACCCCATTCGGGTACGGCGATGATCAGTCTTTCCTGCTTCGCATAGTGAGAAGTAGCACGATTAATAACACTCATGACTCCTCCTTATGCAGAAACAGTTTGTTCAGACAGCGCACCAGTGCCGGTAAAGCTGAAAGAGGCTTCAACGATTCCGTCAAACGATGCGTTGTAGGAAATGGACGTGATGATCGCATCACCGCTCCAGTAGGTGGCTCCAGTATCGTCACCTTCCGGATATAGGTTTAGCGTCACCGTGGCTCCGGCAGACAGAGCGCCTTGCCCCATCGTGTCGGTTTCGTCCCAGAAACCTTCAAAGCTGCCCGACCAGCCTTTGATGGTTGCCTGATTCTTCCGCCATGCAGTACCGATGATGGAAGCGTCCACGGTGTCGGAGGTAATCTCCATCGACCATGATTTGATTTCAGCGACTTGGTTCGATCCAATAAAGACCTTACCCTCGCTACCAGCGTGAGTTGCCATAGTTATTCTCCTTTGGTTGGGTTGAAATAAAAAAAGGGCAGCCACCCATTTGTTTTCTGGGGGACTGCCCTTAAGCATGAGCCACTGACGGGGAGGCTACGTCAGCGTTTGCGGCTCATGTTCCTTGACGGTGTACAGCACCGAAAAAGTCAGGATTGCAACGGCCACCGGCTTTTCTCCATCATCGGAGAACTGCGTTTCCGTGGTGTCCAATGCAGTATCTTTCACCAAACCACCCAGCGTAGGATCGGCAGCGATCAGCTGCTCAATTTCCATTGTCAGATTATCCGTATCTTCATCCACGTTGCCGCGTGCCTTGACATAGGCTTCCACCGTGAGGAACAACTCGCGCTGTTGCGTGCGTGGGCGGCTCATAGATTGCTCACCAACCGTTTCCTGCTTGGTGTAAATCAGCAAAGCCGGTAGCTTTGGATCGTTAATCGGGTAAACCCGTGCTTCATAAACATTGTTGTCTGCGGTCGTATTGCCCTTGAGCAAAGTGGTGACCGCATTGCGAATTTGGGTGCGTGCGTGTTTCAAGTTTTTCTCCTTTCAGCTCAAGGCTGCTTTTCCAACATTAATTCGGTGATTCCTTCATTATCGGGCCGGATGACTGCCACTTCGTAATCCTGACCATCGACGGTGAATTGATCTCCGGTTTGAATCTCTGGGATATCGATGCTGCGAACCGACAGCACAGGGCTGGTGACAACAACATCCACCGTTTCCCCAGAGGTCAGTTCTGAAAACTCCTGCAGCATGCCGGAAATGACGCGAGGCGACCCACCATCCGGCGTATAGGTCACCTCGCGCCCATCCAGAGTTTGCAGGAGCGCCAGATCACGCTCCTGCATGTGCTCGATGAATGCCATGGTTACAAACCCACGTTGAGAAGCAGTGGGATCGTGGCATCGCCCGAAAGCGCTGCTGCTGCAGCCACACCCACCAGCGTATTACCGGATGCGGTAGTGGTGAGATTGCTGTTGCTGCTGTTCCAGTACAGCTTTGCGCCTTGCGCTACTGCACCAGTGGCTTTTGCCACGCTGAATACACCAGAAATGTGTACAGCGCCGGTTTTGCCATCGGCGATATCGGTTTTGGCGATACCAGCAATAGCGCTCATGATCACCAGATCACCCGAAGACACATCTGCGCCGGACGGGGTGTAGTTGAGGGCTTTGCCCTCTTGGATGTAGTTAGTTGCCATAAGTTTTCTCCTTTGAGTTAGGCATTAAAAAGCGGCTCGAAGCCGCTGCGGTTGGGGTTGAATTAACGCTGGGATTTAAGTGCCAGCGTTTTTGTACATGGTACGGAACTCGAGTGGCGCTGCCGCCGCATCGATGCGTACCTTGTACTCGACACCGTCGATCGTCCAACCTTCCTGCTGATCAAGGAACGGTGCAGCCACACCATCCAGATAGCCCACCTCGATCGTATCGAAACGATTCGGATCGGCCAGCAGATACCAGGCCGTGAGTGAAGCCGCATCCAAACGTGCATCCACCACCACCTCGGCAGCATTACGAACAGGGTTCGGAATACGGCTGTTGGTTTTGGATGGATCGGTTTCTGATGCCATCAGCACTTTGGCAGTATCTTCCAGCGCTGCAGGCACAAGGAAGAATTCAGGGCTGATATTCAGCACTGCCTTACCATCCTTTTGTGTCCGCATGGCTGTACGACCAGCACCCACCGTGGCAGCGGTCGGCGCAGCGCCGGAGCCAGCCAGGTTGCTGTGATCGGCGTGGAAGAGTGCCGTGCCATCGCTCATGGTCGGGTTGGCGTTGATGATCGCAAACACCAGATCACCCACGGTACGGGCAGCAGCGCGGCCCATCTTGCGCGGGATATCGGTAAATGCACTTAAGTCATCATTGATGATTGCCTGGCGAGAAATGCTGAACAGCTTACCGTAGGTGGCCAGCTTAATGCTTTCCGCCCGTTCACCGATCGTGCCGTGCTTGTATTCACCGCTTTCCGGAATCTCATCCAGCGTATCAAACGTACCCAGACCAACACGGCTGTGCTGTTTGAAGTCGGACAGGTTACCGGCACGAGTGAAGCGAGGGAACACTTCTTCCGCTTCGTCATAACCACGCAGCATGGCCTTGCGGGAGTTGTTTTCCAGAATCTTCGGAAAATCAGATGTGCTGTGCGTAAAGGCACGGCCCACCAGCTCACGCTTATCCATACGCTCGGTACGAATACCGCGCATCTCCAAGCATTTACGCGCCATCTCAAACAGCGTGTAACCATAAAGCTCGGTGCGCTGCACGTTTTCGTCAGCAATACCAGCACGGAAGGCGATCGCGTCTTCAGCCGCACGGCTGAATTTCTCGACATCGGTTTCACCCATTTCCACACGCTGGCCGTTAGCGGCAGGCTTTTCATCCTTGCCGATAGCATCCAGCAGCAGCTTACGGGCTTCATTGACATCAATTTCCGGATCGTCCAGGCATTGATCACGTACGCCTGAGTGATCATCGTGGCCTTCAAACAGCTTACGAATCTCAGTGCGGCGTGCTTTCTCGGTTTCCAGTGCGCGTTTTGCACCTTCATCCATGATTTCGCCTTTGCGCTTTTCATCGACTTGCGGCGACTCCTTACGCTCCGGCGTTTCTTTTTCTACGACTTTATCAGGCATAGTTTTCTCCTTTGGTTTAAGTTGGGGTTGATAATCAAGGCTGCGCTCGTCAGGAGCATCATCCTCGGCACTCCGACCAACCCCAACGGTGGGATCAGCGGGAATATCGACCAGCGATATCTCCATCGGTGTCCAGCTGGTCACTCGATACAGATCTGGTTTGTCTTTGTTTTCCTCTTCCAGCTTGCGCTCGTTGATGCGGTAAGCCACGGAAACATTACGCAGGATGCCATCCTTAACGTCCTGCCAGAAGCCTTCCACCTCATCGCGTTTGCTTAAGCGGATTTCGGCATAGCCACGGCCACCTTCGACCCATGCACGTTCCACCACGCCGATACGGTTGCCGCGCTCGGTGCGATCATGGTTATAAAGCACCGGAGCGCTGTTATTCAGGCGCTGCAGATCAACCTCGCTGCGCTCATGGCCCAGCACTTCGATCCACGGCTCACTGAAAAATGAAGCGCGGGTGACCGGCTCTTCAGAGGAAAAAGAAAGCCGCACAAGGCGGCTCTCTTCGTCAACAATCGATTCTCGCGTGAGATCAATCGTTCGTGTCAGTAGCTCCGGATTCTTCTTCTCCGGAGTCGGTGTCGTTTTCTTCGGCATCGGATTCTCCTTGTTTTGGGTTAGATGTTGCGGATTTAGCTCCATTGCTGGTCGAGAAGGTGAGTCCCGCTTCTTTATCCTGCTCGCGTTCCTGCTTGATTTGCTCAAACGTCTCCTGCGGATTACCACCACGTTCGCGGATAGACTGCGCCCGTGCCTTAAGTCCGGCCTGGATGAGTTTTTCCTCTGCGACTGCTTCCTTCTGCGGGTCGATCCACGGCATCACCGGCCCTTGGAATCCAGCTTTGATCAATGTGCTTTTGTTGATCTCATTTTCGGAGATCTTCAGCTGGCCAGACAATACCGCCATGGTGACGAATCGCTCCCAGATCGGGCGGACGCAACGCTCAATGAAATACTCGCGCAGCACGGCATAATGCACCGACTGCTCGACCAGCTCCTGCCGCTGCGAGGAGTACGTCCCGCGATAATCTTTCGATATCGAGGAGTAGCCTGTCGACGTACCGGCAGCCACCGCACGCAGTTGAGAATTGCGAAACTGCTCCAGCATGGTGTTCGGGCGATTGCTGTCGATCATGCCGACTTCCTCACCAGGCAGCAGATTGTCGAAGATCATACCTGGCTGCATTTTCATGAGGCGCTGGCCAGCATCATCTACCTGTACGCCGGTGGCAGGCCCATCGAGGCTTTTGCGGATAAATGCACAAATGCTGGCGGCCACTTTTGCGGCCAGCCGTTCCGAAAGCTCATAATCCTTGATGTCCTCCATGCGCGTCATCACGCTGGCAAAGACAGAAATACCGCGTGTCTGGCTGATCCGCTTTGTGATTTTCAGATGCAGCATCTTCTCAGCAGGGAAGCGTTTAACATCCTGCCGCGTTACCAGCGTATGGGAATTGCCAGGATGTTCCTTGTAAAGGTAATAGGCGCGTGGCCTGCGCCATGCATTTTTCTCGACACCATGCACAATCTTCTTTTTCGTATCGTTCAGATCGAAGGGCAGAAAATCTGCTTCGATCATTTCCACCGAGTACGGTACAATCGTCCCATGATCGATGGAGGCGTTAGTGCCTTCGATGTGTTTTACCAGCACTTCACCATCGCGGAACCAGTGCCGAGCCAGCAGGCGCAGCATGTGATTCCAATGGCTTTCCCATGTCACTTCCGGAAAACGTACCCATTCCTCCCATAGCTCCATCAGCTGATCGTTAACCGATTTAGCCAACTCTCCGTTTTTCAGTTTGACCTGCGGCTCGACCGCTACGCCACGTCCCACCACGTTATTGACCAGCACATCCAGCACCCCACCGGCCAGATCGTGGTTTTCGTCCAGGTGACGGGCCTGCAGGCGCAAAGATTCACCGGCACGCTCTACAATAGCGTCGCCGGAGCCTGAATCGGTTTTGATTTTACGCAGACGCGAAGGCTGCGCGGCTTCATAGGCACGCTGGGCTTTAAGCACTTTGCGTGCTGTATCACGGCGCAGCGCTGCCTCCGGTGAGATAATCTCAATCGTTTTGTCTATAATATTAATAGCCATCGCTAAAATCCGCTAATGCTGCTTGTTGATTTTGCTGGACGGTCTGCGCGAAGGCAGCCACCCGACGTTCCCAATATTGAATCTGCTCTCTGATCTCTTTGGCATTTGCCAATGTCAGCGAGCGCCCGTTCATCGTGTAGCTTTGACCCTTGGCTACAGCGAGATCGGCAGCAACCCACGCATCGAGCGCGGCCTGTGCCTGTGTTGCAGTGATGCTCATACCAGACCCTCCTTTTTCGCTAACCACATGGGCATGCAGATAGCGTCGTTCATTTTGATTGTGTGTTGGCGGGACAGGAAAATCTCCTTGTCCTTAATTTTCACCAGGTGCGCCCGTAGCGTTCCATTCAGGAATTCACACGGAATCTTGATGGTGCTGTAGTCGCATTTAGATTTACGGCTCATGTTGACTTCTCTTGCTTAGTTAAAGTTCCAATCTTCGTAGCCCATCCATTCATTGGCAGGCTTGGTCTCCGGTGCTTCCTGCTTCTCCGGTTTCCGCAACCGTTCACGTTCTTGCTCTTTGGCAAGACGATCCAGATTCGGATTCAGGATATGCAACGCAGCCATGCCATAGACACGGCAGTCCAACGCCTCGTTGCGGCGGCCTTTCGGCATCACCCACACACGAGTGGGGTGGCCGTTGACAAACTTGGTCTGGATGCGCTCGGCGGTGAGCTGCTTGAAATACTCTTCCGGATAGTCGGCAGGGAAATGGCAATAACCTGGCCCTGGCTGATGTATTTTCAGCCGCGAGTAGATCATTTGTTTCGCGGTGTCCGTTCCGATCGTGAAGAGTTTGACTCTGAGCTTATTGTTTTTACTGAATTTGCTAACCAGCGGCTTACCGATCTGGCTTGCGCCTTTAATCGCGTAAATGCGCTGATACTCACGGCCTTTACAGTATTCATAAACCCGTTGAGTCTGGTGACCACCACTGTCAATGCACGCGCAAGCCACCGGCAGAGTTCTTCCATCTTTCGTTTTAATCGTTTGCGTAAGCACATTGGTTAAATCCTCCCATACTTTGGATTGTGCGGGGTCACCGTGCAGCACATGATACTGCAGCGACCAGCTTTCCTGACTGATGCCCCAGCCGATCACTTCCACCTCAAGCCGATCGTCCTGCACGTCAACACCGGCAGTAATGACGATCGCACCTTCAGGCGCTACGCGACCCCAGTTTTCCTTCCGTTTGAGCAGGCCAGATGGGTCTAGCCCTTCTGTCGCTTCTTTCCATGTTTCTCCCAGCGATGTATTAATCCATACCTTAAGCGTTTCGGGTAAACGCTTGGCTTTGAGAAAACCAACCACCATCTCCGACCACTTAACCCATGGGCTGTAGAGTTCGTTGACGTGAAATCCGGCGATTCCGTTAAATGCTGCTTCAGCTCTCCATTCACCCTGAGAAAGCATCCACATCTTGTCGCTTTCTTTAAGCCGTGCCTTGCAATGTTCGCATTCGTAAACAGTCTCCTCTGGTTTCTCTTTTTCAAACTTGATCTGCTGCCAGGAAAGCACCTGAAACGTGTCGCATTCCGGACAGGGAACATAAAACTTGCGCTGATCGCTTTGCTGATAGCGCGATTCAATCTTGCTCTCGTCCTCAATCGTCGGCGTGCTGGCGGTGACCAGCAGCCGATTCCAAAAGGTCGTGGTACGTTTCTGCGCCAACGAGCCTGGATCACCTTCCGTACCGGCTGAATGCGGGTAGCGATCCTCTTCATCCAGCAACACAATGCGGATCGGGCGGCTTGCCAGCGATGATGGGCTGTTTGCACCGGCCATGGTGATATGCCCACCAGGGAATTTCTTATGCAGCAGCGTGTTGTTACTGTCGCGGCTGCGCGGATCACCAAACAGATCGGTCAGCGCATCCGTATCGCGGATCATTGGAGCAAGGCGATCCTTGCTCCACGTCTCTGCCATATCCAGCGTGGGCTGGATAAGCAGCATCGGCGACGGGTCTTGGTGTGCGAAATACCCAATGATGTTATTGAGTATTTCCGTTTTCCCGATTTGGGACGAGGTCATATAGACTACCTCGGAAACACCAGGCTCATTGACCGCGTCCATCATCCCACGCTGATAGGGTGCGCGGTCGGTAACCCATGTGCCAGGTTCGCTACTCGCTTCCGGACTCAGCCTCCGGTTCTGATCCGCCCACTGGCTCACCGTCAGCTCCGGTGGTGGCATCCAAGCCTGCATCACCGTCTTCATCATCTGCTGATATGTCTTCGTCTGAATCATGGGCAGCCATCTCCGCCAGCGCCTCATAGATGATGCGCTTGAGGAATTTCTCAATCTCTTGTGGGTTTTCCAAATGTGCGATCTGGTACGCGGTTTTAGTCGGAATACTGAGCATCTTGGCGCGGCAGGCCGTGACCATTTCCGACCAATCCGTTTCCACTCGTTCCACCGTCACCAGCTTGCCGGTACGCTCGGCCAGTTCGATCTCGGCCATATCTGCCTGCGCCTTCAATAATCGCGCTCGTTCCAGATGCGTATCCTGCGGGGCTACACCCTGACCGAAAGCACGCTGCTGCAGATAATTGATAAGGCCGCGCACGCATGCCACCAGCTCGTACTGCCCTTTGACCGGCTTCGGGATGATGCCATCCTGGGCATATTGCTGCACACGTCGCTCGGATACGCCGAACAACTTGGCAATCGTGGTAACTGGATACATGGTTGGCATACTAAGACACTCACTTTATTCAACTTTTTCCATCGAATTGACTTGATTAAGTTCCGAATCGAAGCATTCATCGTGGTGTCCTTAAGGGCAAATTGTTAACCAAACCAAGGAGTTAATCATGACCAAACTATCAACTGCACAAGCTGCAATTCTTTCCGAAGCTGCAAAATCGCCAGCTTCCTGCGTAACCACCTTCATGACGGATATTAAAAACCCCATGATCAGGCAAAAGAGCCTCGACTCAATGCTTGCCAAAGGCGTGATCAATAAACGCTTCTCCGATCGCGGTGAGGAGATTTACCTGATCAGCGATGCAGGACATGAAGCGGTTGGTAACACCCAGAAACAAAGCGTAACGTCATGTAGCGCGGAGAAACAGGATGTAACGCCAAGTAACGAGCCGAAACGCGAAACCAAGCAGTCGATTATCATTAGCCTCCTATCCCGCGAGGAAGGAGCAACCATGGCCGAGCTAATCGATGCCACCGGCTGGAAGCCTCACTCGGTACGCGGCCATCTCTCCAACATGCGTAAAAAGCACGGCATACCAGTTAAAGGGTTTACCAACGGCGATGGTAAGCACGGCTATCATATCCTGCCGGAGGATCAGGAAGCCGCCTGACGCTTTTTAGCAACGTCCTTAAAGGACTTCTTTTCACCGGCAAGCATCGCGCTTTTGCCGGTGAACTCTTCCCAGCGCTGCACAATCACATCGACATAGGCTGGATCAAGTTCAATCAACCGCGCTCTACGTTGCAATTTCTCGGCAGCGATCAGGGTTGTGCCGGAGCCGCCAAACGAGTCCAGCACGATATCCTTGGTTTTACTGGAGTTCGTGAGCGCACGGCACACCAGCTCCACCGGCTTCATGGTCGGATGCAGATCGTTGCTTTTCGGTTTATCGTAATGCCACAGATCGCTTTGATCACGCGCACCACACCAGAAATGTTTATTGCCCTCCGGCCAGCCATAAAGGATCGGCTCGTACTGGCGTTGATAATCGGAGCGACCCATGGTGAAGTGATTCTTCCCCCAGATGATGAAGGTCGACCACTTCCCACCGGCATCTGCAAAGGCGCTGTGGAGGGTGTGTAGTTCGGAGGAGGACATGCAGATGTACAAAGCTCCCTTGCAGACTTTCACCATCTCAGTGCAGGCATCTGTGAGGAATTTCTTAAAATCCGCACCGAGATTATCATTTTTGATTTTGCGCTTAGTGCCGCGCACGTTGTCTTTCATGGTTTGACCATAATCGACATTGTAGGGTGGATCGGTGAACACCATGTCGGCCAGCTCGTCACCCATCAACGCCTTCATAGTCTTGGCCTTGGTGCTGTCACCGCAGATCAGCTTGTGATCACCCAGCAGCCAGATATCACCTTCCTTGGAGACAGGCACTTCCGGCGCTTCCGGAATGGCATCATCTTCGGTTAATCCATCCATCGCTGCACCATCGAGCAGCTCTTCCAGTTCAATCGCATCAAAGCCGGTCAGATCTAAATCGAAACCCAGATCATTCAATTCACCGAGTTCAATCGCCAGCAGTTCTTCGTCCCATTCAGCGTCTTCATGTGTGCGGTTGTCGGCCAGCCGGTATGCCTTTATCTGCGCCGGTGTGAGGCCGGTAGCCACATGCACGGGGACTTTCTTTAATGCCAGCGTCTGCGCGGCCTGCAGGCGCGTGTGACCCGCAATGATAACCATTTCCTCATCCACCACGATAGGCTGGCGGAAACCGTACTCCTTAATCGAGGCGGCTACTTTGGCAATGGCAGCTTCATTCTTGCGGGGATTACGCGCATACGGAATCACCCGACCGATTTCGATCAGTTCGACTTTCATAATCTTTCCTGTTTTGTTGTTAAATTCTGTGCATACAGCACGTTAGCGAAATGGCCGCTGCAGACCCCATTTCGCTTTTTTAGATACTAAGTCTTTGATATACAAAGGTTAGCGCTTCAAAAAAACGAAACGAAATGCTTTTTTTCATTCTGACCCTAGTAAAACGCCGCGCCCTCGGCGTACCCGTAAGGGGGACCCCTCCGGAGTACCTGTGACTAATCCACTGGATTCAGCCAGATCTAGCGGCGTTTGAAACGGTTGATGTAGAAGGCAAGATTTCGTGCGAATTCGATTCCGAATCGTTCGCGCACCGTTGCCTGCATGATGGCATCGTTTTCTTTCTGTCGGAACAACTGCATGATGCCAGGGCCGTACAACAGTTTGAGCGGTTTGCGCTTCTTGCTTTTGCGGATGTAAACCGTTGTTTTGCTGTCGCCAGTTCTGCGCGGGGCGATGAAGGCATCGGTCAACGTCCGTGTCTTGCCGTACACTTTCGCTTTGACCAGCCCACGCTTACCACCTGGTTGTTGGGTTGGCTTCTTGCTGCCAACCACGAACTCAATCAACTGCAGCGCACGGTCGCGTGCCACCAGCGTTACCCAAAGCCGTTTGAACGTGGCACGCTGCGTTTCGATCCGGCGTTTGACAGCAGCCTGCCTGCTGTTCATTTGCGGGGCGATGTGTCTGGTGCTTGCTACCTTTGCACTCTCGGCCACACGGTTGAGGGTGCGGATCGTTGCCTGCGGAGCGACCTTGGTTTCAAGCGCGTTTAACTGCCGCCTCAATTTCTTGAAGTCGTGTTGTACTGTGATATCGAAGGTCATGGTATTATACCCTAGGCACTATACTGGAAAGAAGCCGTATCTTCCTGTTTCATTTTTGGTGAAGTGTATGATCTGCTCTCCAGAAGCATACTCACTGGGGATAGACTTTTTATTCTCGAAAATTATAACTTGCCGAGATTTCCAGTTGCTGACGTAATCAAAAAACATTTTGTTAACATCCGTACCTGTTAAATCATCTTCTTCATTATCTGGCTCCTCATATGCCAAAAGCGGAGAATCTAATAATACAAATCCTGGGTGTGCTTGATCTCTTTCTTCACAAAATTTCATAAGCGCCAAAGTCGCAGCAGCATGGGTGATTGCTCTATACCCCTTACCATTGCTAATTCTATGCTTCCCACTAATTACAAAGTCACCCGTTTCTTTATCAAAATAAACATTATCAGAATTTGTAAAATGCCAGTTTTCGAGCAATTCTTTTAAATACTGTGCAAGGTCATTGATCGCTTTTGTTGGCAATGAAGTTTCGCTGGAATCAGAGGCTTTTTCTTCTGGCGCACTTTTTTCTAAAGCCGCCTTTTTTTCTTGCAATTTTCCTAATTGCTCAAACATTTCAAGAGAGTGATCAATACTCAATTTGATATCCAGTAAATCTGTATAATTTCTGCGTTTGGATGATAACTCGGGATTCAATTCAGATAATTTTTCGTTTACGGAGCTAATGTTCTTTGAGATTTTTGGTATTTTATCTTGTATATTTTTTTTCTCTAGCTTCAGCTGATTCATTGCATCCATCAATTCTTCGTATAGCTTTGCCAACTTTCTTTTTTCTGACTCCGCAGCAATTACGATGTCCTTCAAATTCCCATCACAATTTTCGTGTTCTTGACTCTCAGAAACTTTGCTACCACACAAAGGACATTTCTCAGAAGGCAATACGGCTATTATGGAGCCTGCCTCGCATATATTTTCCAGTCGTTTGATGTCCGAAAGATATTGCTCTTTTAATAAGCTAAATCGTCCAAGCATCTCCGAAATTTCAGCTTCTCTTTCTTCGTTTTGTTCTAGTTCTTTTCGGAAACCAGTCCTTTCGGATATAAGTAAGCCATATTGTTCTTCCGTACTTTCTAAAAGCGAATGTTCACGCTCAATAGTTTTAGACAATTTTTCTCTTTGAGACTGCAGTTCTTCTTGCGAGTCATCTTCAGGTATATCATTTTCAATTTTTTCTGAATGCTCGTTTATTAGTTCATCTATAAACTCAATGCGAGCATTGTATGAAACCCTTCTACTTTCTGCCTCAGCTGGTAATAGAGTGCTATCATCCACCCCAGTCAAAAGAAGTTTTAATCTGGATTTATGCTCTGTTTGCTCAGTATATTGTTCGCTAATAAAGGGAGACCCTTCTTTTTGAATATTTGTCTCGCTTATTAAGGTGAGTGGCAACAAATTGCGAAGCGTTAGGCTAATAGTTTTGTTATCAGCATTCTTCTTTAGTTTTTTGTTATCCAACCCGATTCTTTGTAGAATGAACTCGGTTATTGCAGGATGCTTCTTTGTAGCTTTTTTCGCTTTTAGTATATCAGGCTTTAAGTCCTCAGGCTTTTCTTTATGAAGCCCAGGAAAGCACTGATAATCGCCACCAGTAATATTACGTACAAAAGTAAATTGCTCGTCGTTAGAGAATTCAATTCCTAGAAAAATCTGATCATATCCCTCATGCTCAGGGATTTCCTTGAGTGAACGTTCACGAGCAAACATGAAATCAATCGCATCTAAAATAGATGATTTCCCCGTATTTGAAGGCCCATAGATTAAGTTTAAACCAGAGTCAAAAGAGACTTCTGCTGGTTCTTTCTTAGGCCCGACAAATTTTAAAAACCTTAATTCCACATCTGTACCCTAGCTTGCCTGCTTTATTGAAATTTCAGCAACCTGAAATTCTTCACTCCACCGATCAAAGGCATTATTAAATACCTCTGCAAAAAACCTATTTCCATAATCCTTATATTTCTCTACTGCCCATCGCGCACGTTCCCGCAATTCGATGATGTACTCGTTAGTCAAACTATCTATGAATGCAGTAGCTAAATCTGTAGCTGAATAATAAAAGCCATCTGAGCTAATAGAGCGCTTTAATAAACCTTTACTCTCCATAAGCAAAAGCCCTCGTTCAATAAGAGGGCGTCGCACCAACAGCTCTCCGTTACGTTGCAGTATGTTGGGGTGCAAACTAGGTGGGGCATTCTCTACATCACCAGTATGCACTACAAGATGATCAAATGCCAAAAGTTGCTGTAAGTCATATTGCATATCTGTATCTTCAGCCAGTATGCATAGCGATCGGATACCTGTCTCAATGGCGCTATTAAAGATATGCTCAGATTTTAATGCTTTATCCATCTTTTTTTACCCAGGTTAATTTGTCTTCATTAGCCAATTGGTGGCAAATGCCGAATCTGTCCTTCACTTTTGTAACGTGAACTAGCTCGTTAGAATCTAAAGGCGTGTTCTTTGCTTCTTTCAAAACCTCAGTGAGCCTTTGGTAGCCATCTGAGTGCACAGTTTCAGCTGTATCAACCACACCATCATACATTTCATTTTTTAGTGCTTCATAAGTGCCAGGAGGCACAGAATCACGCGCAAATGTTCTTAGGGATTCTGCTGAATAAAAAGACTCTCTTTGCCTATCAAAGTGTGGTTTAAAGTTTATGTCCTGCTCTAAATCAAATTCATTTATCGGCTTCTTGTGATGATCAGCGTAAGCCTCGTGTAGCTGTGTTACATATCTTGTTTCAGTATTCATGATTTCAGTTGGAGGGGTTTGGGCTGGAGGCCTGTCCGGTAGTCCTCCACCAAATCTATTGGTAAAATAAGGTGTCTTCCTATGCTCTTCTATTACCTCATCCAATGGCTTGAATTTAAAAATGCTAAAATCAAACTCATTTACAAATGTTTCAAAATCTCCATCCAACGAGATCGTTTGAGTAGAAGTTATGGTTTTTGAACACCAGTCTTCCCATCTGTTGATTAATTCGCCTTTTAGATCAGGTATATTTAATAAAAGCTTCTTAAGAGATGGCCCACAGTCTTTCGGAGCGAAAAAATAATAGGCAGAGGGTGCGGTAATTTCGCCTGAATAAATGTGCCATAAAATCTTTCCTATTTCGGAAACTGCAGTGCGCGGCGTAAGCGGATCGCCCTTATAGTATTTGCATTGAAAATTATGCCATTCCCCCTGAAATCCATCACCAGTTAAAAAACACGCGACATCTATCCCTTTATCGTACGCGCCGCCCAGTCTAGTAACGAGGTGATAGGTGTCTTTCTGAAAAGTCCCCCATTCCACGACGAACTCCTCCCAATCATCTGCGGTGATAAGTAGCAAATGTTGTTTTGGCGTGTATTGTTTTCCCGTAAGACTTTTTATACCTGATGAGCTTTCTTTTTTCTCAGGTTCAGGGAATGCGTAGGTTTTTAATTTTTCTACATCGTGCAA